GGTACTTTTCAGCATCAGGGTTATTAGGATTATTATGAGGCCCAGTAGATTCATCAAAACTCCTACCCTTATTCCCCTTTTTTCTTGCCTCCAATGCAGCCTCACGAGCCTCATCAGACCAAACGTTAGCTAATAGGTGTAGCTTTTTATTCAAGCCTGATGAATTAACTAATACACCGCAGCCATCCTTTATAGAGCAAGCACCAGTTTGGTCAGGAAGAATAGCCAAGTGGTCAGGCTTGTAGTTACGAGCTATGGCCGTATAGGGGAGGCCGTTAAACGTACCAGAGCAGTCTTCATTGTCCGTATACAAACCAGTGCTTAGTTCAATAGGCTCATTTTTGAGTAACCGCTGTAAAAGAACTGGATTGATTTTTCGCATTTTCTGTACATCAAACCACCCCTCCGCTTGGAGCTTACCATTGCTCGAAGCGTTGCGGACTTCTCCCACACCTTGAGAATCCAGTATGCCTGGTTCGGCTGCTGAGACTGGTTGCCCCAAGCGGTGGGGATGGTAAACTACGATAGGCACACCATTCCATTTTTGTGGCCTATTAGCAACTTCTTCAGGTGGATAGAGCAATGGTCCCTTGGAACCATTAAGCACACCTGGGTTTATTAGAGTCATAGGAGCAACTATGTAGTTGCGTCCATGCTGTTTTACCCACTTGATTTTGTGGGAAAGATTAACAAGCAGTCGTTGAAGTGGAGGGTTCACCATAAGCAGGAATATACTGCTAATAGTGAGTTGAGTAAACTAGAATCTTGTAAGAATAGTTCTTATAGGGACTAGATATTATAGGAGCTTAATATGTATAGGCTGTTAACGACATCCATCGTAAGCAGAATGCAAGAGCCTTACGTGCCTATACTGCCTCTGTCTTAGAATGAATTGGCAGATAATATCTTCCCCACGAGGGCGTAAGCGTATACGTATGCCACTGAGATGATTGCTCAGTGTTTTACGGTCACTCAAGTTATCTGGTAATACTGCCTGTAACTCCTCGAACTTATGTGGCAAACCATCGGAGAGTACACGAAGTATTTTAGCCTGAGTAGGAGTAAATTCAGCAACCATCCTTGCCTCCTGTTTATCTTTGTTTCAAAATACTCTGCGGCCGCTTCTTGCTTATCACCTTGTCTGCTCCACCCCAACGACTCAACTTTTTCTGTTCGGCTATGGTATGCTTGCTGGTACTAAGTAGTTCAGCTTGATAGCTCTTTTCTATTGCTAATTCAATAGCACTCTTACTACGCTTCTGTTTCTTCTCATCCTCACCTACGTTGGCAGGAGTCCAGGCACAACGACAATTGGGATGACGTGGAAGTAGTCCTCTGGCTTCTTGTACTTTCATTACCATACCATCCAATGGTTGGCATAAAGGACACACCCTATCATCTTCTGCAGTAGACCATTCGGCCATTACTCCCACTTCTGTCACTCCCAATTTCTCGAAGGCATCCAGCTGCCCTTCTGCATGGGTGCGTATTATCTCTGTTCTAGCTATCGTCTCTGCCCTACTCCTGCTTATATCTACGTCCTTAGAAAGCTGCCTAGCTATCGTTCTAGGGCTATCTCCCTTAGTTAGGCCATCTACTAGGTTGTGGCTTATACGGGCTGCCATACCCTCCGTAACACCCTTTAAGTCGGTATAGGTGCGGCTAGCTAGGAGCTTTACCTTTTCCCGACTAGTGGGCCAGTTAAAAGAGCTACGCAGGAACTCGTCCTTGGTTCCGGCATAGAAGTCACTCACTGCCTGCTGATCCTTCTGCACGGCAGCCCTTACTTGCGGCCGTGTATCGTCGAAAGCACGGGCTGTACCCTTTTTGAATCCCTCCACGATATATCTATTCCACCAGGCATTATCCCCATCATCCGATTGTTCCTGGATTAAGTGCAGAGCTATTTTTTGTTTCAACCATTGTTGAAATGATTTTAGTTTTTGCTCTGTACTTTGGAAGATCCAACGACCCGCTGCAGCATGCGTAGTTAATTGAGATTTGCTTTGATTATGAGCATGAAATACCAACTGCTTTCGTTGTTTCAGTCCCAGGGCATCTTCTTTGATGATAAGTTCTATAAGCGATCTATGCAACTTGTTGAATCGTTTGCGTATATCAGTTTGAAATTGTTTACGCAACGTAAGGGTACGACTAGGGTCAAGCCGAGTTATCCGGCCTTTTATTTTGCTTTTCAATAGCCTCTCCTTCCTACATTGATAAACTTACTTGAAACTATAGGAGGAGTCCAATGATGTACTATGTCATCTCTACCAGCACGTGGAACATCAGTCTTCCAACCTCTCCTAATCTCGGCCGTTGCCTCCTCTATCTGTTCGGGAGTAGGGTCAGCAGTTTCCGGCAAATACCCGCGTATAGATATGCCTTCTTCTTTCAGTATAGCTGAGATAGCCTGTCTATTACAACGTAGTATCTCAGCTACCTCACGAATGGATAAGCCTTCATGGTATAGAGCTACAATCCTTTGTCTTTCCTTTGGTGTAAATTTTCTCATGCTATAATTTCACCCACAAATTTTGCAGCTCTATAGATTTTGTATTCTATTTATTTGTTTCCACAGCTTGGGTCTACACCGCCTCCTTCGCCTGTAGCACAGAATACATTTTCCGTTTGCTCAAAAGAGGTTGTTGGTTTTCCTTCCTCTTCCATTTCTTCCTCCCCTGGAAAAGTCTCTTCCTCAGAGGGAGGGAATTGACCCGACTCTTGTCCAGGCATACTTAGCATTGGTGGTTGTTGACCAAATGGCTGTTGGCTTTTTCCACCAAAGGGATTTTGCGATTGCTGCTCCATTGCCATTTCCGCTTCCTGCTCTTCAGCCGCCTTCACCAAGTCTGCCGCTTCTTCATCCGATAGACTCAATATCTTGGTATAGAAGTGTATAAGAGGCATGATAGACTCTACATTGCCACCAACATAAGTGGCCAGGGCTTGTACTTTAGTCACTGCTATCTGAGCCTTAGATAGATCAGTGTTGCTTTCCAAGTCAGGCCATACCACGCTGTACCCGGTTTTAGTCTTGATGCCCACTTGATCACCGCGGGCGTTAAATATATGGTCACCAGCGAGATTAAAGTTGAAATAGTATGAGACATTTGATGTAATCTTGTTTCCTCGGGTTACTCCGGCTGCCTCAAAGACCTTTACGATTTCTGGCGGCAGTGGTTTTCCGGAATCGTACCCAGGATGCTTCCAGGCGGCGTAGGCCTCCGCCATCAGTTCTCTGGGGTTCTTAGCTCCATACTTACTTACCCCCTTCTCCCAGTAGCTCTTAGGCTTAGAGTCGTAGAGCGATTTGCCAACCAATTGAACCCCAGCCTCGGAGGCCCGTTTTACGATAGATCCAGATACGCCGTGCCCTAATTCATGGGCGATAGTATTTCTGAGGGAGTTACCTACCTTCTTTTTTCCTAACGTTGGTCGAGGCTGTTCTCGATCGACAAGACGACTCGCAACCTCGATTTTTCCAGTAGATTGATCGTAGAACGCCCTCGATTCATGCTCAGTATCAAATGAATGACCAGACGTGACGGTCTTACCATCGACGATATGAGCTCGTAGTTTTCGGTTACCCGCTCCTCTGGACAAAGCATCAATTTCCCACGGGGACATAGACGCTAAGACAGAATCTACGTGCCCAGTTATGATGTCAGCTCGATCTTTCGACACCCCCTTGTCTACATCAACGTAAACCGCTCTTTCAACGTTAGGAGAAGTAGCTTGACTTCCTGCTAGAACAGCCTCAACAGCTTGGTCATTCTTCGAGGAACAACTATTGTCTTGCCCCCCACCTTCTCCAGTAGGATAGAAAGCGTTCTTCACGAATTGCCTTGGACTTTGGTCTTCTTCGTCTTCCTCGCTGGCTTTTTTGCCTTGTTCGACGGAATCGCCTCCGTCACCCATTTCAGATAGCGTATCAGCCCCTTGATCCTCGCCCTGTCTTGCTCCCCCAACATACCGATTCCCCTCCTCATCGTACAACTCCTCTTCGACCGTGGCACTGATTTGATTGCCATCTTCGTCATACTGTTCATCTTGACCGCCGATGAGATTCCCGTCCTCATCATACTGTTCGCCGAACTCGTCAGCCTCTTCCTCCACCGGTTCAACGTAATCAGGTTCTGGTAGTACACCGACACTGATGAGACGATCGACGAACGGTACGATGATGCGAGGGGTGATGTACCCCTGCTGCCTGGCCTTCAGCCGGTCATTCCAACTAGCATCATCTTGAGAAGAGGCTAGTTCACCGCGTTCACTACCCATGAATACCCGCTTGGGTATTTCCAACTGAATACAGATGGCTTCTAGCTGCTTGTCTATTTGGCTAGAAGGATCACTTACCTGTGGTGCTAACGTATGAGCACTCATACCTGTAAGAGCCAAATAGCGTTGTAAGCTGTTAATGTAATTCTCTAGCTGATCTCTTACATCGTCCGAGTCTATAGTGACATCACCACCCAATTGAGGATGCGTTTCCAAAGCTAAGCCAGTAAAGGCAGCTTGCCAATAACCTTCTGCGCTAGCACCATAAATCTTTTGTAGGTCTAAGAGCCTATTGAATACAGGTCGGCAACGAGGTGTGCCAAATATCTCACTGCTGTTGAGGTTGTCTGCTAAGTGAATAACTCTAGACCAGTGAACGAACACCGTGGCCATAGGTAAGCCTATGCCGCTATGCTGCTCTCTTGGATCATTGAGAGTAATTCGATACATTACAGGCATGCCAAACCGTGGATTGTTGATATTCCACTCATAGCGTACAATCTGCACTAACGACTCATCGAACGGTCTAAGGAACAACAGCTTCAACTGCTTCTTACTGGGTTGATCACTTGGCTGTTCGCTAAGCCCAAACTGTACGCCAAAGTACTGTTGATCAGTTCCCATGGGACTGGGCTTATACTCAGCTTCTCCCTTGAGACCAAACCCCTGACTGAACTGTTTATCATCATCGGCAGGGGCAGAAGAGTCAGCAGTGGGGGAAGAGGTATCACCGAATAGAGCGGTACTCCGTTTCTTCTCCTGCTGTTGATACTTCTTGTCTTCCTGAGCTTGCATATAATTGAGAACAAACTCACGCTGACGAGCTAGGTTATTGAGGGTAGTCTTTTCTTGATCGTTCAGGTCAGGTAGCTTAAAGAGGTTGTTTTCTTCCATTGTAGTAAGGTAACAATCGTTTGTTACCATTGATCCTTCAACAGGTTCCTGTAGATCCTTACCATCATCGAATCCCATGAGCAGTACACCGAAGTGACCAATACCAGAAAGTACATCAGCACGGATAAGGTATTCCCAGATGCTGCCTGCTTCTTCCGACTTATACCAACTCTTACCATTAACCATAGGTTGAAGAGCATCCCAAGCTTCTTCAAAAGGCGTCTTCACTTCTGGGTCTTCTGATTCATAGACAGATGGCTGTACCTGCCAACTTTGTTTGGCTAAGCACTGTACTACACGGCAAGCAATAGGGTCACGATCATACATATTTTTTAGTTGATCGGCTGTTATCTCGCCAGTTATAGGATAATGGCATTCAGCGTCAATATCCCGTCTTGGATCTATCAACGTATCAATCAACTCAGAACGCCCCATCAAAGCGTTGGCGATAAGATCGTTGGTTAGCTTGCCCCCAGTTCTCCTTTTCAGAGCATCAATCAACACATCATTAAACTTCGTCATATCAATTCTCTTCTTTCTTCGCTCCTGGGAAGTGGCCTATCTTTTTATTCTACCCACTCTGCGCATAGCGTTAATCCAAACATCGTTGCCCTTATAATCTGCTCCCCCTACTCTGCGAATAATCTCATTACCCTGGCTATCATGACCTACTACCTTTATTCGCTCTTCCAGTAACTGCATAACCCTAGCATGTCTCTCTTCCGGTGTACGCTTAATCACCTTTAGTTTTAATGGAGCGTCGTCCCCACCAGTTACCTCCGCCTCTTCCTCAATAGGAATGCCTGGCTTACGGTATAGTCGATCATAGTCTGATTGGTTTACCATTCTTACACCATACTAGTTATTCTTACCCTTGTATCCTTTATCAACAAACCATATACAGCTAGTACCAGTGCATCAGATTGATCTGGACTACAACCAATCAGTTTCACCATTGTTTCCTTGTCTTCATTGTCCCCTAGTTTGAGATTTTTAGGTGGTAAGTATATCCGGCCTTCCTCATCATAACGTAAAGGCACAGGAGCCAATTGACGCCTTAGCTCATGATACTCTTTTGATAAAGCAAAACCAATACCATTGGCTGGGTTCATTTGTAGCCGTAACAAATGGTACATCTCAGCACGTCGGTTCTTGTACACATACTTAACCTCTGCCTCTTTGATTCGTTCTTTCAGAGGACTGACTATACCTCGCATTTTCTTGTCAGGGGACAGCGTACTACCAAAGGCAATTGTGCGTACATTATAACCTAATTTGCGCAACGTACAAGCATGCTCATATCCACCGCCTCCCCGGTCAAATAATATACGCTCTGGGGGCACGTTATGCTCTCTGGCAATAGCCAATACCCAACCTGGTATTTCACTAGTATCAGAGGTCTTACGCGACTGTAGCTCTATTAGTCCTAGCTCATCTACCACAGCTATGGCCGTCTCTGCACTACCTTCCCCTGTATCCACCCCTATTGCCTTGGCTACTCGCTTGTACTGGCTTAGCTCCGTAGCCCTCTTCTCTGAGTAGTTCAGCCAAGTGGGAGGGTACATTAGTATTTCGCCACCCTGGTACCAATCTGCGTCTAAGCTAACGCACTGTTGATGAGCATCCCAGTCCCTTCTATTAACAGCATATTCCCAATACTGTTTGACACCAGGGATTAACATCCTACCACTTGGTTCTAATCCAGCTGCAATCTCAGCCAAGGCTAATCTCACATTGGGACTATCCTCAGCTTTGATGCGAATAACTTTACGCTTTAAGCCAGTGAGCATTTATCTCAATACCAAGTACAGATTGAAAACTACAGCAATGATAGAGACAATCAAAGCAAACCAACTATAGTAAATGGACGATTGTTGTTTATTCATGTTTTAATTTCATTGTTCATAGAAAGTATTTTAGCAGCAATTTCTCTTTGTAAAACATTCAACTCTTCAGCTATCCATTCATTACCTGGATTAGGCGAGTTGTGTAGTAGGATATACCCAAATAAGTCTACAGTATCAAGTCTAGCAATAGCTACTGCTGCTTGATCAATTGCTAGCTTACGAAGTTGTGTTATAGTCATGCCCATGATAAATCACCTCCTGGGTCTTGAGTTTTGGGATTGCCTTTAACAGCGTACTTGAAAAAGTTATCACAGGGCCAAGCATTACCGAAGATCAACGCTCTATCCATCCATGTGTCGGCCATGCGATAATAAGCATCGGGTACACTAGAAGATTCGTCACAAACAAATAGGGTGCGAGGTATATTGTCACCAGTAGCTGCTATGTGATGCCCTTGCATAGCTGCCATTTTATCCGCACTAGCCACCATGCCAATACAATACGTTAGCTTGTTTATTTCATTGTTGACATACTTGCGTAGCTCTTGGTGATTGACCTGTAAGCAACCACCCTGTTTATGGTCTAGGGGATAAGCTGACGTTTGTATAAGATTGCCTATCTCTCCCCAGAGTACACACAAGTGGTCGTCTTTAGCAGAAGTGGTTACAATACGACAAGGATGACGAGTAAGAAAGAACCACATGACAATAAAAGCAGCAACAAAGTCCTTGCCCAACTTGTTGCCGGCAATCACCACGGTCTCACGGTTATCTACAATTGAATAAATGATCTCTTGCTGTTGCTTATAGAACTTAATCTCAGGCCACATAAGCTTAGCGAATTTCAGAGGATCAACAGTTGATTGAGGAGGGGGGCTAACTATCATCTCTCTCCCTTGAACAATCAACAGAAAAATGACTGTCCAGCCTAGACCAAATTTCTAAAACTGAAGGACAAGAGTTGTGAAAGGCCTGAATGATCATTTCTACGTCTGTTAATTCAACTGCCATACACCTTCCATCGGCTGTATGATGGATCAG